ATAAATTTCAGAAGTTCCAGCTCCAGTTAATGTTAATCTACTACCTACACTAAGAGTAGATGAAAGTGTTGTTGATCCAGATACCTGAAAACGGCTTCCATTATCAATAATAGATCCAACAATAAAATTATTGGCAGTGGTTATCCGCATTACCTCACTGGCATTAATTGTCTGCCACATACCAAACAACATATTACCAGCACTTTGCGTTGATATGCAAAATTCACCAGCAGTTGCACCCTGTATGAAATTATTTGTTGCAGTAGCTAATCCAAAGACAAATCTTTGCGTTCCACCAGATCCAGCATTGTCTATTCTGATTGATGGAGCATTTGCCCCCACAATTTGCAAATGAGCATCAGCAGTCGCACTATTTACTACCAATCTACCTGAAGCAGTTGTTTTGGCACCGATAAAAGTTTGACCAGTGCTTTTTACAATAGTAAATTGTTGTAAAGTGTTTACAACATCAAATATCCCAAAATCATTTGCCCCACCAGTGTAAAAATTACCAATTCTCCAAAGTGGAGTTCCTGAATTAAGTAATGATAATAAAGTATTATTTGTGGGAGTAAGTTGATTTAATGCTGCAATGGATGAAATAGATCCATGAACATCAAGCGGATTACCGGGTGCATTTGTTTGAATACCAAAATAATTATTGGTAGAATCCCAAAAAAGATTATTTGATCCAGTTATTGTACTGGCACTATTCCAAAATGCGACCTGTGTTGCTGCCCCTGAACCTGTAATTGTACCGGATCCTGGTCCACCAATTAGTTCCCAACTGGTTCCTGTGTCCCTAAAAAATTCCTTTGTGTCAGTTGAAATAAAAATTCTGCCAACAATACCAAATGCTGGTCGGTTAGCAAATGTATCAGAATTGAACATTGGAGTCCCTTTCTGATTAAGAATTGAGAGATCCAATACTATCATTATATATAAAGTTTACGGAGTACGATTAACAAATTTCCTGTATTTATAGGAGTAGCAAAAGCAAGTTGATATTGTGTAGTATCAATTTCACCCCTATTACCAGTAATTCTCAAAGATTGATTAGGCTGCAATGGAACATCAGCTATCACCAATGCAGTTGTACCACCATTGATAAATGTTATTTCATTACATTCAGATCCGATATTAGCAGTAGTGTAGAAAACCTTTGTTTCAACATAATACTTTTGAAAAGCCTGTCCAGTTGACTTAGACACACTGTTTTCAGCTTCATATCTTGCCCTGTCAGATCTTTGCTTGTTATATGCCAATTTTAGTTTTTCGGATGTTATTTCATCCTCAATTCCAATTTTCATGTGTTTAACTTGCATAATATTATTTTTTAGCACATATCAGGAAACTGACCAACACCACGAAGGATTGATCTTTTACTCAAAGCAGATGCAGCCTGTTTAGCTGCTTTTTTTTGTTTAGCGGTCAAAACTGCTTTTTTTACTACTGGAGCAGCTTTTTTGACCGCTTTGCTTACTTTTTGTAGCAATGATGGTTTTTTAAATTGTTCAGCAGTAATACTTTCGGGTGCTGGTACATCCAATTTGTATGATGCCTTTTTTTTCATAGATAGCAATAAAATAACACCACCAGCCAATAAGATATAAATTAACCCTTTGTTTTTCATTTTCTACTTTTTATATAAGTTGCTATTAAATATGCTGCTATTCCATAAATAAGAATAGTTTTCCCATATTTTTCAATGTAAAAGGGAACTGATCCTTTTTCTTCTTTTTCTATTTTTTCAGCTTCACTTTTTTGTTTTTCAACTGCTTCTTTTACATCACCTGAAAATTTAAAACTATCAGGAGTATGAAGTACCAAATATGGTTTATTGTTAAAATCAATAAACTGCCAATAAACCTTGCCATCTCTTTGAATGTAAGAATAAACTTGCCCGACTGGTGATCCCTTTAAAATAGTTCCAATTTTTACCAATGATGAATTTAACCTTGTCAAATCTTTTTTGGCAAATAATGTTTTTCCTATAATCTTGTCAGCAGTTATTTCAGGCATATTATTTTCTTAACATTTTTAAAAGAAAGTTGAATTGCATTTTGTCAGTTTCTGCCATTTCGCAAAGTAATTCAAGATCACTTGCCAAATGTTGATCTACCAATTTAAGCCTTTCAACGGCATCATAAATACGTTGTTCGTTGTCAATTTCTGTTTCCTTTGTCATTGTTTCCGTTTGATCTATTCCAGCAACATGCGTAACCTTTTGTGTTGGTGCAAAAAGACTGGAAAGTTGTGAAAGAATCATTGTCTGAACTTGTGGCGATTTCATAATTCCAGCAAGAAAGTTTTCTTCTTCAGGTTCTTCATCTTCTTCATCTTCTTCAAGTTCTTGCTTCATTTTAAGTGCAGCAATTTCAGATCTCAAAGAATTAATTTCGGTCATAAAATTGGAATTGTATGCACCAACTTGATTCATTGATTGATATGAAATTGGATTAAATGAAGTTGGGCGAAAATGTGTAACTACCATTCCAGTATCTTTCTTTTCAAAATATCCTGACTTTGGCATTTTTGGATGAATCCTTAAGGTCAAAGTTGCTTCAACCCCTTGTTGTTCTGCCATCCGCAAATTGTTTTCTAAATGCTCCCTTGCTTCATTTTCATCATTGCCCCCATAATAAAAAAGTATATCCCCTTTTGAATCGTTTACTGACCAAAATGATGTTTTTGCATTGGTATCAAACCATTGCATCACCGCATCAGTACCAGTTAAAAATGCTTTATTAGGATTTGCCATACAATTAAATTAAAGGTGAAAGGAAAGTGAATTTGTTAGGCATAATATACACCAAAACATACACTGAAATTAGATCCACTAATGGAACTATATGCAGTTGGAGTTTGTATGTATGACTTTGCCCAAATAATTTGCTGACCAGCAAAAGGAGTAATATCAAAGCTGAAAGCAGCAGTGGCAGAATTAGATACAACCCTGTTTAGTTCCAATACTGGAATCCTGTTTACTGATTCTTTATCATTGTAGTAAAGTACCAAATAAGATTGCTTTAGGTTTGCCAATGAAAGCAAAGCATTACCACTCAAAACTGAATTTGTGATTGTGTCAGTTGTGTAGCAAACAAGATTCAGCAAACTAACAAAACGCAACTGGGGTTGATCAGGAAAGTAAAAACGGGTTCCAGTGGATGACTGGGGAACTACAACTTCAATGAATTCGTAATTTTGAACTTTGTTCATTTGTTTTATTTTTAGAACATAAAAAATAGGGGTTCTATGTTTAACGTGGCATCCCCCTTTCCAATTCAAAAGTTTACTAATATAATTAGCGAACCGGTGTGATATTTTGCCCGAGAATACCCCTCAAAATTACCACAATTCTTGGAGCAGTTGAAGCTTGAAGTGTAGAAATTGCACCCGGAAGTTCCAAGCTGATCACGTTATTTTTAGATCCTACCAAAACAATGTTTGGTTCTACTGGATAATAACCATATTCAGTTGCATCATTCTCATCTATACCACCATTGGTTGCACTTGCTGATGTACCTTGCTGAAATTGTGGTACGTACAAATGCCTGTAAAGATCCCAAGCAGGAACAATTTGCCTATTATTTACTACAACAGAAAGTTTACCATTGTACAAATTATATAAAGCAGTAGCAGCACCAGCAGTTGTAAAAGTTACTGCATTGGGATAAGTAAACAAAGGAAATGCAGTGGTAGTAGAAGCAGCTGGAGCAGCTACGAATACACCAATACTGCTCACCACAAAAGCATCTTGCAAATTCAAAAGTTGATTTGTGGGAAAGTTAGTATTTGCACCAGTAGAGTTAACCAGCACTGGAATTTGGTATGAAGTAGTTGAAGTGGACATTGCTACTTCAGAACGAAGATAAGACTGGGACAATACTGCTTGACCAGCAGAAAAACCAGCATTTTGTACGAGATTACGGGCATTATCAAATATAAGCCTTTGACCATGTTGTGTTGCCATGTTATTTAATTTTTACTTTGTTTAGATTAATAAGAATATTCTTCATCCATTCCAGCAATAACGGAAAGGTTATCTTCAGAATATCCAGAAATTACGGAAAGATCATCACCAGCCATAACACTCACAGGAATTTCCATTGCATTATCAATAGCTCCCAAAGTACCATAAGCCTGAAGAATTCCAATACCACCAGCGGCAATCATACCATCACCAACTGACTTACCGAATGAACCTTTAACGAATTTTGGAAGAAATGCACCAATAGCAATAACACCAGCACTTTTCAGTTTGGCATCAACTTTTGGAAGGATTTTTTCACTTGATGTCAAAATTCTTGCAGCAACTGCACCAGCCACAAGACCAGCAGCATCCATCAAGAAAGATTTTCCGATTGCTCCCATTTTGCGAGATTTTCTCCTACGGCTGGGTGCAGACCTTTTTTTTCTACGTGCCATTTTTTTTGTTTTTTTTTGTTTATGTGGGAAGCAATCCCAAGATTTTTAATGTATTTTATTTATAATACCTGAAATAATAATTTTTTGATCTTTTCTATTATCCAATGCTTTTAATGCCTTTTTTAATGACATATAAAACTTTTTCTTTTTTGTTGGACTAATATATTCTCCTATACCTTGAATTTTTTTCATACCCTCTTTTTGTATTGCTTGAGATCCGTATTTTTTTCTAATTTGTTCAATAGTTAATTTACCCCTTCCAGCACTTTCAATTCCTTTGTAATACCACATTTTTTTAACTGGAGCAAACATAAAACCAGCATTTTTCAATTCGTTTCTTATCGGATAAGTATTTCCACTAACCCATATCCACTTACCAATTAATTCAACATTAAGTGAAGGAATACCTATTATTGCATCAACTGCTTGTCTTAAATTTTCATCAAGTTCAATTTCATTTGCAATATCAGTTGCAGACAAATTACTTCCTGACATAATTGTTTTAAACAATCCATCATATTCTTTTTGAAGTTTTTGGAATTGTTCCTTTGTTCCACCAGCATCAGGATGATAAACTTTTGCTAATTTAAAATATGCTTTTTTTAGACTATCAACATCAGTTAATCCCTTTACATCAAAAAATTCATATAATGCACCAATTTTACTAAAATTGGCAAATGTTCCCGATTTTGACCTTACAACTTTATAAGATCCTTTTGCTTTAGTTTTTAATCCTTTTGGATCTTTATATACTACATCCCTATTTTTGTAATCACCAACTTTTTTCTTTTTAGTACCTGAAACAACACTAATCCTAACATTATGACTTTTGCTATCTTTATGAATATCAGTAATTCTTTTTGATGCAACTTTTTTAGGCGCAGATTCCTTCTTTACGGCACCAACTTTTTTATTTGCTGCAAATGCCTGTTTAAGTGCCTGTGCCTGTGTCAGTTTTGGATTACTTTTCCTTAACTTTTGTGCATCAGTAACCGCCTTTTTGAAATTTGCCCTTGCTGCCTTTTGTTTTGCAGTCATAATTTATTTTTTTAATGTTTTTTCACACCAAGTGAGCATTTCATTCCCACCCCATAGCTGAAAACTTATATATCCGCACTTATCCTTATCCCCTACGTAAACTTTTGCCCTTTTTAGGTATGAATAAATTTTTTTTACAAATTTTTGATTCAAAACCTCTCTATTTATCAATTTAATGCCTGTTTTAACTCCAGTTGCATTTTTGCAACTTCCTTTCATCAGATTCAAAACATATCCTTCAGTTGCGTTTTTACTTGCCTGTGCTGGATAGTTTGAATACATATTAAAGGTGAAGTGAAAGTGATTATTTTTTGCGACTGATCAAATAAATAATTACGGCACCACCAATAACAATGGGCAGATAATTAATTTTTTTAGATCCATCAGCATTAAAATTTTCAGACTGGTTTACAATACGATCAACTTCATCCTGTGTAGCCTGTTCAACCTTTGCATCACTTTCCAGCCTTTTTTCCACTACGTTTTTAACTTGCTTAGCCAAAACCCTTTTACCAACTTCACTCACTTCCTTTACATCAATACCTAATTTTGACAGAAATTCAGATAATTTAATCAGTATTGGTGCAGCAGTAGCAGCAGCAGCAGCAGTACCAGCAGCAACAACACCAATTTGTCCTTCAGAATTAAATTCAACATCAGCACCAGCAATCCTTTTCTTTTTTGCTCCCTGTTCAGTTTTTCTTAAAAGTTCGTTTGGATTACCCCCCAAATTTTTCCACCAGTTTTGTGTTTCATCTGCCCTGTTAGCAAATGCAGCTTTTAACTTTGTAGCTAATCCCATAAAATTTAAACCAACTAACAAAAGGAAAGATCCCCTTGCCGGTGCCAGTGCTATTTTAAGAACAATTTTCTTTTTTTCTTTTGGTGCAGCTGGTGCAACTGCTTTTGTAGCAGCTTTCTTTTTAGGGGCACCAATACCTGAAACGGAATAAAGTGGCATAGAAGGTTGTTTATCTATTTTGTGATAGTAAGTTTTTCTTTCGTTAAATGTTGATAAAACAGGATCTATAAAAAATTCATTTCCATTTTTATCCTGTATTACTGCAAAAACGTGGTGCGGAATTTCATCAAGCAATTTGTAACTTGCAAAACGATAATAAATTTTATTATCTATTAAACCTTTTCGTTTTAAACTATCCAGCACCCCCATAATAAAAAGTGCATAATTTTTGCAATCATTTTTTCCTAAAGACAAAATCGCACTGGGCGACATTATCCTTTGCGACTTGTCAGATTCAATTTTATATTGGACATTTTTTTTAAGAAATTGAAATAATTTCTTTGCAGTTTGTACGCCATCACCTGAATAAAAATCTTGACTAATTTTATCATATTCACTGGCATACATTTTATGTGCTGAAATCATAGCAGAAATAATGTCAGGAACTTGTTGATCCCTGACCAGCATTTTAGAGTTTCCCCCAAATTGTTTTAATCTACCCAAAAGTAAATTTTTCTGCATTAAATTAAACTTGCTTTATAGTTAAATGGTAATACAATACCATCAAAATTTGCAGTTCCTCTTATCGTATATGCCAAACCTTTTTTTAACCAACCTTTTGTAGAAATCAACTGCAAAATCCCTATTGTTGGTGATGCCTGAATTTTAAATTCAGATTCAGAACGTGGTGCAATATTTTGTTCTGAAAAACTTGAAAAATCAGCAATCAATTTATCACCCAAATATACTTCACCAGTGATCGCAGAAACTTTAGCATTGTCATTTGTTGGATTCTGAATACTAAAAACAAGTTGAAATTTTTTATTAGCAAATCCAAGTTTTTTAAATAACAATTTTGTTCTATATGCCAACTGACCTTTGCGAAGTAAAAACCATCCTGTTAATCCAGCCAAACCGATTAAAATCCAATTTTTCATTTTCAAAATTTTCAAATAATTACTCAAAGTTATTAAAAATTATTTAAAAAAACAAACTTTAGGTCAATCAAGGTCAGAAAGTGGGTCAGTATATAGGTACACCCGGCCCCCTGTAAGGGGGCCGGGTGTCCTACCCCCCTTTCCTGAACCATTTTGACCAACATAAAAACTGACCTAAACTGACCAACATTCATCAAAATCACTTTTCCTTCACCTTTAGCAACTAAAAAAGGGGCAAATTGCCCCTTTTACGTTTGTGTGCAGTGTTAATCTTTGTCAGGATGCCCCTGTAAGGTATTTTCGTGCCTCAAATTCTTTAGTTCTCTTGCAATATAGGTTCACATACCATCCACCACTTTTAAGGGCAAATTTGAGCATATTATTCACGTTGTTTATATTCCGATATTTTCGTGGAGCAATTCCCGTTTCCGGTTTGAAAAAAATAATTGCGGTGTAAAGTTTCATTTGTTTAGAAATTTTCTATTTTTGCAATGAAGGGAAAGTGGTTTTTCGTTAAGAGAGATCATTTGTCAAAGTAGGATCAGGCGACTGATCCTATTTTTGTTTGTAGATATCCCCTGACTTAATTATTGATCCATCCAACAACCAATCTTTCAAAAGTTTTTTGCAAGTGGTTGAACTCTTACCGGTAAATTCCTCAAGATCAGATAACATTTCAGAATATTTACGTGGTTGAAAAAGGATCCTATTGATTAAACTTGTTTTTTCCATTCCAAAAATATAGGTACCAGTTTTTTCTTGTGTATTGTTAGCCTGTGTCCAACTGGTGCCTGAATAGTAAATTGAAATAGGGTTAAATTCATCACTTGACCTTAAAAATGTAGCGGAAAGATCAATCGTTTTGTTTTCCTTGTTCTTTTCAATTTTTAATACTGATTGTGCTTTTCTATCCAAATAGGATCCAATATGACCAATAGAATTTTGATCTTTTTTACCTAAATGCAATACGCAAAGAATCAGCAAATTATGAATTTTGGTTATTTTCTTCAACCATTGAATAAGATAAAAACTTTGTTCTACTGAATTAAAGTCTGAAATTAAATCCAATATTCCATCCAATACCAAAATTGAGCAATCAGGATTCTCTTGCAAATAAAGTTCTATCATTTGCTGGATCTCATTGGGTGAATCTTCCCGAAATAAAAAACTATCAAAATTGTGGGGCAAATGATCAGTTATTATTTGTGTCCTTATCCTGTCAAGTACCCTGTAATAATCAAAATCGGAGCTTTCGGTATCAACATAACATATTCGCTTCCTGTTGGATGGAAAATTTAATTTCATCCCGAATATATCCCAAGTTGTAAATGCGGAAGCAATAGCACTGGTTATAAATGTACTTTTACCAGCTTTGGGTAATCCCTGAAAACAAACAAAACTTTGTAAACATCCAATATTTTTACCATCAATAGTAAAAATTACATTTTCATCAGGTGGAGTGTAGTTTTGCTTAAATTTTCGGGATAACAATTTTTCGTGTAGATCATTTGTCATTGGTTTACACTTTTTAAATTATTATACTACTACTTTCCTTTTCACTTTTAGTTTCAATAAATGCACAAAATTCCTCTGCTATTTCATAAGATTGACCAATTACAAAAGTAATATCTTCAGGGGATAGATCCTCTACATTATTTTTGCGTAATTGTGAAGTCAAAATATTTAGTGCAGTCATTTCAAGTTTTGACATTCCCGCCATAAGTATTACTTGACCGAATTTGTCTTGCATTGGATGAACTGGCATTGCTGGTAAATCTTTGTTTCTTTGCGACATTTTTATTTTTATTTAAGGTTAAACAATAAGGGCAAAGCGGTTGCCCTACCTTGCCCCTGTGGATTGT